CTACGACGAATATTTAAATATTTGTAAAACAGAAACACAATCGTTGTTTTGGTGCGTCTGGCCAGACATCGATATTACTGATAATACAATTTTTGATTTTTACTTTGATCCTTTTAACGGCGAATATGATTATGATAGAACTGTAAATCATATGTTTAAAAATCAAGTAGGCAGTGAAGAATCTTTCATTAGTGGTATTGCATTGTGTTCTCCAGGTAAACCTGTATCCAAAAAAGAAATCGAACATAGATTTTTTATGGATAAAAAAGAACACGATCGAGTAGTAAGTGGTGCTAGACCCTACGAAAAATTTGTTATTAATACTTTTAAAGACTACGAGTATGCCATGGCAGCAGCTACAACAGATATGTTTTGGATGATTCCCCCAGAAGTTGAACCGTTAGATGATTTTAAATTTGATCTGCATTTTCCCTATCAGAACAATTACGAACGTGGAATAAATCACGTTTTTAAAAATAAAGATGTAGAAGAAAACAAATATAACGGAATCATGTTGTTGTCAAAAAAAGCACCGGTATCTTCTAGAGAAATTGAGTATAGATATTTGATTGAAAAGAAAGAATATGATACTGTAGCAAGTAAACTTAAATTATATGATATTGTGTTTATTAGCTATAATGAACCTAATGCCGACGAAAACTATAAAACATTATGTAATAGATTTCCTAGAGCAAAGCGTGTGCATGGTGTAAAAGGTATTCATCAGGCACACATTGCTGCTGCCAAATTGTCAACAACGCCGATGTTCTGGGTAGTTGACGGTGATGCCATTATAGAAGATAATTTTAAATTTGATCTATTATTACACAAGCATGATACTGACATTGTGCATGTGTGGCTAAGCCGTAATCCTATAAACGGATTAACATACGGTTATGGTGGCGTTAAATTATTGCCTAAGCAACTGACAGAAAATATGGACTTGTCTAATACTAAAATCGACATGACAATGTCAATTAGTGATAAATTTAAAGTTGTGCAAGAAGTTAGCAATATTACAGCATTCAATACAGATCCTTTTAGCACATGGAAATCAGCATTTAGAGAATGTGTAAAATTAGCCAGTAGACCTATTGACGCTGGCTATCAAGAAGAAACTGAAGATAGATTAATTACTTGGTGTAATATTGGAACTGGAAAACTTTACGGGGAATATAGCATAGCAGGAGCTCGGGCCGGAAAACAATACGGGTCAGAAAACATTGCTGACCCTGTACAACTAACAAAAATTAATGATTTTGAATGGCTGCTAGAGCAGTTTCAAAATCCGTCTCCCCTAGCTTGATGCTCTTTAAAATTGTTTTTATTTGGTCTAGAGTTTCCTTTGTGAGTCCAGATCCTATCAATAGGACTATCTTCTCCGCAGGTTTTAGCACAATACATTAGTTTAGCATCATCGTTTTTATCCCACGAATCTGCATAGACCAAATTAAGATGATTCTTTTCAATAATTTCTTCTAAAGAATATTTGTTTAGATTAAAATAGTCTTTGCCGTAGTCTTCTATTTTTTTCTTAAGTTGTAAATTTTCAACAATGTTATGTGTGGTTCCAGACATGGTTCCTATATAACAGCAGGGAAAAATTTGTCCTGTACTGCTGACGTAGATTTCTCTCAGGCCGCCCCAAGTTTCAGATTTACAAGAAATAGTTTTGTTATTAGACTGCGTGTAGTCAATAGGCTTTTCTTGAAAAGTTTTTCCGTCATAAAGTTTGATTGCTTCATTATGCGGATCAATAATTTCTTTTTTATAGATAGTTATAATTGAAGTATTAACTTCAGGTAATAGATCAGTAAGAACTCTATTTTTTGTGTAGTTTCTATTGTCTAGATCTTCAGGCGGCTCTAACCAGTATTGAAAATCGCCTTCTTTGTTTAACGCCGCTACTCGAACTAGATCATCATTGAAATATTCAAAACCCAATGCCTTTTTTGGCGCAAAATTGTTAAATCCTAATTCTTCTGATAATTTTTTAGCTTGATGTATTTGGTGTTCGTTGTGTTTGAAAATTAAATAATCCCAAGCAGCGTTTCCGCCAGCACCGATATAAGCCTTTACATTACGCATTAGTGTTGTCCAGTCTACATTTCTTCTATACAAGTGATTAGTATCTTCTAATCCGTCGATTGAAAAAATAATACGCAGACGTTTTTCAAACTTTTTAGATACAGCTCCGAGATGCGCCCAATTTGATTCGTTCCTAATACCGCCGTTGGTATTAAATGTAATATAGATTTTTTCATTGTTTTCGTAAATATAATCAACGATTTTAAAAACATCTTTGGCCATCATTGGGTCGCCAACTGTACCACAGAACATAAAATGATTTAGTTTTGCAATAAGTTCCGGTTTAAACCATTCTTTAAATTGATCAATAGTAATTTGTGCAAGTTCTAAGTCAGGTCTAACAATCTCACTACCTTGATAGTATCGAGGGCACATGGGGCATGCCGCATTACAATAGCTAGAAAGTTCAACATGAATTTGTGCTAATAATTCTTTATTCCAAAAGTTGTTCATTTGTAATTCCTAATCAACTCGCCGAATTCAGGAAAAGTTTTATAGTAATCTTCTTTTCTAAATTCATCATGTACTGATATTTCTCTTTTGAAATTATCCCAACGCCATTGTTCAAATTTTCCATCTTTTACAAATTGTATAATTCCCGGCAACTGTCTCCAGACTGATTCGTAGGACCTATCGATGGTTTCTAATTTTTTACAAATTTCTTCTTTAATAGAATCGGGAAATATTTGACTACAGTAATAGTCGGGGTAATGAACTAAATTTAAATAGATGTTCCAATCCTTTTGAAAGAATTCAACAACTTCGGGGATATAATAGACATTTAATGCACTTATAGTATGGCAAACGTCAAAGTACAAATTCGGTCTATCTTTCGACCATTCTTTCGCCTTAAGCATATTTGCGTATACTTCATCCCATTTTGCAGGATGTCTCATAAACTCAAATCTTTCACCGATTCCGTCTATACTGAATCCTATACTAACAAATTTAAAATTTTCCAATAAAGGAAGAAGTTCTTCGGGCCACTGAGTTCCGTTTGTGTTATAGTGTAGGCTCATATTTTTAGCCCAATCATTCTTTACACAGGTTCTTATGAATTCCCATTGCTGTTTAATTAGCCAAGGTTCGCCACCGTAGAAGTCTACAACTACAATTCCTTCTCCAATTTTATCTAGATTAGCCCATAGGGGACTTTCTTTTTCCCAGCTATCGTTATAACTTTTTGAATCAATTAAAAATGTTTTGTAGTCAGTTTTTGTTTTATCGACTTTTGTTTCATAAAATTCTTTAAGCCACTGACTACTGCTATAAGGATGACAGGTGCGACATTTAATATTACAAGTATTACCCATGTTAAGTTCAAGGGTTTTAATGCCGTCGCCTTCTTTAAAATTAAATTTTTTATTATCTCTAATTCGTTTACTGTCTCTTCCTGCATCTTCTTCGTTCCAACATTTAGAACAACTAGGATGACGTTTTCCTTGGCGAAAATATTCACGGACTTCGTTCATCCATGGTTCTGTCCATAAGTCTTCTAGAGACTTATTTAAAACTCTTCCTTTGGTTTGCCCATCTATCATGCAACAGTGTTTTACTGTGCCAGTAGAATTAACGCTTAGATTGTGCGATGCATTAACACAATAAAACTCATTTTCCATAATTTAGATATTCCTGTTTGCACAATTCCATAAACTCGTGATACTCTGGAAATAGTGTGTAAAAATCTGTAGAGTTTCGTTTATCAGTTTCGTTAAAAAAAACATAAAAATCTCTGCGACCCTTTTTAATTTTTTCCAGATCAACAGGATTCTGTCTCATGTAATCAACTACACGTTTGAAAACTTCATATTCAATTTCATTAAACCCTGTTTGACTACCTTCTTTGACAAAATTAGATTTGATAAATTCTAGATTGTCATCCATATACTTATTAAAACTTTCTGGTAGGATGTTTATCATCCAATGCGGAGGCTCTTTTAAATATGGTGTATCAAACTGCACACGTTGATGCCATTGAGATCCTGGGAAATCTTTTCTTAGTTCTAGAATCTTTTCTAAAAGTGTTCTAAAATTTGCAACCGTTAGCACATTAAATGTGATCATAAAGCTGATATCTTGTTGTGGCAGATTCTCTAGATAGTAGCGCAAATTCTTTTCCCAGAGAACAGTATCGAGTCCTGTACGAATGTATTCTGCTTGTGGTCCCCATGTATCGATACTAGTGTACAATTTAAAGCCTTTAATTGCTTTCTTTTCTAACAACACTTTTACATGGTCTACTAATTTTTGTACCAGCCTATGGGTAATACCTAGATTGCTGTTAACATGGATTTCTAGATTGGGTTCTGGATCATCCTCAAGCATCTTTAACAATTTAAAAGTATTAGGATTCATTAAAGGTTCACCACCAGTAATTCTAAATACACGTAGGTCTTTCTTTAGACTAGGCCACCACTCCCAGAATGCATCTACATAAGGGTTAGGATCGTCTTTATTAAAGAAGTCGCTATGCTCTAAAAATTCAATACCGTATTGATTGTAGGTTAGATCGTAATTGCCGTGACGCTTAATTTCTTCCATCCACGAACTAGATGCTTGTGGACAACAATAACCGCAACGGAAATTGCATCCGTTGCCAAAGCTAACTTCTAGATGCCTGGGATTCCAATTAGATTCCCAACCTTGTTTAATAATATCTTCAAATGTATCACCTATGTAATTAGAGCTGTGTTTCATGCGATCGCTAATGTGATCTCCTTCTAGATCTTCGATGTTCCAGCAGTAGTAGCACTCTTCCGGACGACCGCCTTCTAACATCAATTTACGTTGAAGTTTTTTCCAAGGGGTATTATGCAATGCACTAGGATTGTCTTTTAATAGATCCTTGTCGATTTTATGTGGACGTGGATGATAGCAACTGTGATTGTCGCCCATATGTAGGTATAGTGTTTCCATATTCCACTTTGCCAAACAAAATCCCTTGCCTACTGTGTTTAACTTATCACGGGTTTCGTGAATAATTTCGATGTATTTTTTCATTTAATGTTCCTGTACCATTCTGCTAATTGTGGAAAAGTTTCAACAAAATTCTGTTGTCTTCTTTTATCATGCTCTGTAAAAAACTCTTTTAGATCGCTAGCATGATGATTTATGTCTGTTGCACTATACTTATTATCTTCGATCATCTTGATATTTCGTTCTACTTTATCTAACTCAAAAGGTTTAAACCCTTTAAATGTATTGTTGTATGCAATGATGTTAGTCTGCGTGGCCATCCATTGTTGTACGGATTTTAATTCGGCTATTTGTTCACTGGATGCATTAAACACACTTAACCATTTGGGACTACGTAATAGTGGTATATCAAACCATACTCGTTGAAATGGTTCGTCTATTGTTTGTTTATCTTTAGAAAATTCTTCTCGAAGCTCTAGTATGAATTCTAAATAGTTTTTAAATTTTGGAATACTTAATAAATTAAATGTGTTAATAAAGCTGACACTGGTATTTTTAGTTTCTTTTAAAAATCTATAGACATTCTTTTTTAGTGTTTCAAATATTAAGCCGTTTCTAAGATATTCTGCATGTTCATTAACGCTGTCTAAGCTGACATACAAAATAAAATGTTTGCAGGCTTTATCTTGATATTTGTACAAATAGGTAAAACTACCATCCTCTAGAGCATGTCCTATTTCTGGAAATGTTTGCGGTATATCTTTTCTTTCTATGCTAGGCAAAGAATTATTATGATAGGCTTTTTCTTCTGCACCTATTACAAAATGCGGCCACGTTTGCCACTCTGATCCATCTTTAGGATCGGGAACATAACATTCTACATCATAGTTAACTGAATCTAACAGTTTGACTTTTTCTAAAAATTTATCAAATATGTCCTGTCTAGGGGGACACATATTACTGGTTATACCTAGTTCTAGATTTTTATTAGGATGACTATAAACATAGTCTATTATCTTAAAGGTATTAGCATCTAATAAAGGCTCACCGCCAGTCATTCTAAACACTTCTAAGTCTTTGTATATCTCAGGCCACCACCGCCAAAATGCCTGTACATACGGATTGTTTTTATTAGATTCTTCAACAGGCATTAAGCCTATGTTCTTCAACGTAATAATATCGTTGTGAGCTTGCCCGTTTATTTTGTATGGACCAAACTTCTTAACTTCGTTTTCCCACTCACTGCTAAGATGTGGACTGCAATAGGCACATTTAAAATTACAAGTTTGATTGAAATTAACTTCTACATAAGTAGGAACCACATTAAAATCAAAAGGTTGTTTTGCAATTTCGATTATTTTATTTTTGGCCCAGTGTTCACTACTACGATAATATCTATCACTGACATGACCAGCATCTTCAATTTTCCAACAATAGTCGCAACCAGCAGGGCGCTGTCCCTCGAGCATTAATTTACGCTCTTGAAATTTTTGTGTTGTATTATGTAATGCCGCCGGATTATCTGCAAGTTGATTAACATCAATTGAGTGTGTCGGCGGATGATAACAGCTATGGGTCTTGCCGTTTGTAAGATGAAGGCTGACCTGCAACCATTTTGCTGCACAAAATGTAGGACTTACGTCATCTATTAATTGTTTAGATGATTCAAAATCCTTAACATAAAAAGTATTTTTCTTTTCTGCCACATTCTTATTTAAAAAAGTCATTAGATTGATTTTGAATATCTTTTTTCAGTCTGTCGACATCGATTTTAAAATCAATCTTTTTTATGTCTTCTTTATACTCAGCAAAAGTTTCTACTAGTTTATTAGCAATAATATCACTATGACTATTAGATAGTTGTTCTTTAATATTGATTTCCCATATCCTACCATTGCCGAATTCCAACCTAATTGTTTCTAGGTAGTGAACCGGCATGGTATTCATATAAAGATCTTCAAACACCTCTGGCCATTCTTGTATAAGATGCCTCGGCGGTTTAAACAAGGGTTTAGGCACTTTCAGCTTCTTTGGCCTTTGCCGCTTTCTTTGCTGGTGGATCTAAATCGTCTGCTTCTTTACGTAGCCGTGCAGCTTCTTTGTACATTGCATCTGCTTGACTACGATAGCTCTTGGCAATGTCTTTATCCGTTAGCACTTCGTTGCTAGGTGCTTTAAGTGGAGCCGGTTTTTCAGCCTGTGGTGAAAGATCTTTAACTTTGACTAGTTCTTCGGGTTGATCTTTTGGAGCCCCTGCCACAAATGTGCATAGGTCATCAACGGCACAGTTCCTTTGTTCAGCAATTAAAGTATTAAGCTGATGCAACGGAATTTCGCTACCAGGAGACGGGTTCATTACAACATCATCAGTCGGAACCTTAGCCATTCTTCCGTCGGCTCTAAGAGCTTGCAACATGGGACGGCCATCGGCGAATGATCTGGTAAACAATATTTCACCAAATTCAAATGCAGCTTGTGCTTCATTGGTCTCAACAAGTTTCATGATATTGTCATGATATTCGTCGGGCAAACTAGCAACTGGAATTACCAATGCTTGATTAGATTCACCGGGTAATGTTCTAAAAGCCACAAGAACTTTCGAACCTGCTTTTTTCATTTTTCCTACATGTTTTAATGATTTCATCACTGATCCTTTTTAGAAACAGCCTCTAAGAAAGTGTTGAGTTTATTATAAATCTTACCAACGGCTTCTAGTTCAGCTGCTTTGAACGCTCCACGTTGACTAGCTACATCTAAGATACTTCTTAATGCGGCTAGGTCATTAATGTTTAAATCGGGTGCTGCTGCCTGTGTCTCTGGTTGAGCGGCAGGTGCCGCTTCTGGTGCTTTAATTTCTTCAGTCATGTGTTTCTCCTTATATGTGGACATGCTAACATAAAATAGGTTAGCTCTTTATGATCTTCAAATCCTACAAAAGTAGCAGTCTTTAGTTTCCCATCTTGGGAAATAGTTGGCTGACGCTTTACATAGTATCTTCCTGCTAGTTTGGATTTAATCCAAGTTTCAACTTCACTGCCAAACAGGTCTCCGTCTGCAAGTTTAATTTTTGCAAATTGAGGAGCCACAAAATCAACTTCTCTGTGGCCCAAGATGTCAAGAGCATTAAGTTTTAACATAGTGATATTTAATAGAATTAAATTTTAGTCGTTGGATTCTTGGCTTAATCTTTTATTGAGTGCTTTTGCTGCACCCATTTTTCTAACATCGCCAGAAAATAGATATAGTTCAAATGCAGCTTTTTCGGACAATACTTTGATATATCTTTTTTGTAAATGAAAGGGTGAATCTAGATATTGATCTAACCAAACTAACACCTGAGGTCCTATTGTTAGATCTTTTGGAAGTTCAATTTTGTAAGTTTTAATTTCAGATTTGGTTTCTACAAATTCTAAACATTGATCGGTCATCCGCAAGCCGCCAACTCCTTTGTCTCTTGTGCTGAACCACCAAACACTACGGAATTTTTTTACGTAGATATCGTCATATGGTTGTCCTGCGGCTTTGAGGAATACCGAAGTATAGGTATCCTTACGGTCCATATATTACTCTATTTTTTCACCTTGGCTGAGTTTATAAACTGCAAAGTCTGTTGTCTTGAAAAGTTTGTTAAGTTTTTTTGCAAGATTGTGTGCATGACCGGGATTGCTAAATGAAACCTTCTTGTATTTAGGACCGGGATAACTAGCCACTAGACTACCACTCTTTAGATTGAACGGCTCACCTTTATAAAACACAGCCCAAATGGCATCGCTTTCAAGAATTTGTTCAATCTTAAAAGTGTCCTTGTTTGCATATTCAAGTATAACTTTGGGTTTCGGTCTGCTCATTAATACGTGTTTCCTAATTAACCACGTATATATTTATCAAGAACCGAAGCCGCCCCCATCGAACTTAACGTCAATCCTAGTAGTAGATTCACGAATTTCCGCCAGCATAGCATGTATTTCCTGAACGGTTCGACCTAATTTAGAAGTTAATACAGCTAATTCTGTAGTTAAATCGCGAGCCTCTTGTATAGACAGTCTAATATCTTTCTGTTGACTACGTTCTGCTGTTGCAACTCTAGCAAGTAGTCTTTCTACACTGGGCAGATTAGTGGGTAAATTATTTTGAGACATTCGACAACACCTGACGCATTTCGAGTTCTGTTTTAAATGGTCCTTGATATCCGTATCTTTGTAGAGTAATTAGTTTGGGACAGAATGATTTAACCCATCCTTTGTCAAACTTGATTACATAAAATCCTGCACAGTATAGACTTTTGCTATCTCCACTTTTTGTAAACAGGGGAAGTTTTCTTTTAATGTCAAACATAGCATTATGCGGAGTTGTACTGGTTGCATATCCATGAACTTCGTTAGGTTCGGCATCGTCTGCTTCTTTAAGAATTTTAGCAACAAAGAAATCTTTACCAAATTGTCGAGTTAGACTTTCTTTATTGTCGTAAATTTTAATACCTAGTTCGTTGCTGAGAACAAATCGATTGTCTTCGTTCTTTCTCAGTGTGGCAAACTTTGCGCCGTCTTTCTCAACAATCCAAAATTTGTTTTCGATAATTGGCTTAGCATGTAAATCGGTCATAGTGTGTACCTCGCATTAAGTGGCTCAGCGTAAGCCTGTGCCTGATCTGCAATCTTTTTAAGATCATACAGATTGCAAAATTTCATTAATCTAATTCCTACCTGACTGACATTTTTATTTGCCTGTGTTGCGGTAGTAATAGTTTCTGTCATAATCTGTCGAATATCATCTGGTTGAGCAGTCAGATCGATCAATTGACGATTGCGTTCGTAATCCTCTTTCACCCTATGCTCTTTACCTTCATGGTCGGTCCAACGTTGCAACATCATGTTGTTCCAATTGAACCCTTTTGTGTCTCTATCACCGTAGGCTTCACGGAGACCAATCTTATTCTTTGTGCCTTTTTCACGTACTCCCGGATATGCACTGAATACGTTGTCTGAGGTATCGCCTCGCATACACTTCTCAAAGAGTAGCCATTGCGGATCGGGCGCAACTTTTGGCTCTTGAGTTTTTTTATCAATAACGGGCAAACCCTTTTTATCAAAGTACCCTTCGTGCGTGATTGTTGTTTCTGAAACGCCATTATATTGTTTTACATTAGGTGCAATTAATTGTACAAAATCTGTGTCTGTGCTAATAATCACATGATCGTCTGCAGGATGCGTTTGAATCCAGCCTGCAATCAAGTCATCAGCTTCAAGTCTAGGATGTTGTAATACTGTACAGTTAGTCTTTTCTGCTACAAAATCTTTAAATGTGTCAAATGCTTCCCAAAACACACGTTCTTCTTCTGCTTCACGTTCTGTGTGTGCTGCTCGAGCAGCAGTACGCTGGGCCTTATAAGGCTTATAAAAATCTTTACGCCAGCTTCGACCTTCTAAGAAGAATACTACGTGAGTACCGCCAAAGTCTTGCCATGCTTTCTTAATACTGTTAAGAGTAATGTGAAAAGCCATACCTAGCTTAATGTCAGCATCACCGTTGATAACGTGCCTAGCACGGAAGAATGTATTAGCAGTATCAACTAGAATATATGTCATAGGTTATTTTTTCTAACAGAATTAATATCAATAACGCCAGTGTTAACAGCGCCTCCAAAATCTCCGTCAACTACTACATTAGCACATAATTCACGGAACCAGCGATCTACAATTTCTTCGTCTTTATCTCCGTCGAAACCGTATCCTTCTTGTTTTAATTTTAACACAAATTGGTCGTTCCAGTCAAGTTCAAAAAAACCGTTGCGTACATTATCTTTATTGATATGAGTGTTAAGAACACCCACCCACGGTTCTTTTAATTTGGTTGCACGATCCTTTGGACTCATTTTGGCAAGCTCTTCTGCTTCCTTGGCTCTCTCGGCTGCATCTACTGCTTCTTTAGCAAGTTTAGTAGATTCTTCTGCTAGTTGTACTGCTGCCGCAGTTTCTGCTTTGATTTTATCAATGCCAAATAGTTTTTCTATAAAGCGTTTCATTAGGTTCCCCACTCATTTTTAAACAACGGCACCTGCAACCTATCACTATACCGCCATCCACGTGTCATTGCAGCCAAGGCTACATTCTTTGCGTTCAGTGTATAAACACTTTCTACGCCGCCGACTGGCATTAGATAAACATGTCCTTTAAATCCTGCTTCTCTAAATTCTTTTACAGCATGTTCTGCATCAATAATATCTTCAGCAGTTGCTACTACAAATTTTAGATAGGCAGTGCCCACTTCTTCATATTCACAGACAACTTCTGGTCTAATTGCTTCAAACCAATCCTCTCCACTGGCCGGCAGTTTAGCACTCACTGAGAATGTAAGTTCCTTACCTACTTCACTGTTCCATTTAGATAGATACGCTTTAAACTCTGGAGTTAGTTTCTGAGTACCGTTTGTTTCAAAGGTAATCTCTTTCAATCTCCGCATCTTAGAATTGTTTAACAAATCTGGATATGCACGTTGCCAACCTAGCAAGGGCTCACCGCCTGTAATAACTAGATGCTCGTCTTGCCAATCGTTGTGTGGAATGATCTCCATAATGCGATCTACAATAGCTTCACTAGTGAGCATTGGGCTTAGGTCCTTAAAGCGAGGATCCCAACTTGCATAGCTATCACAGCCTGTGCTAACTAGCGGCAACTCGTTATAGTCTTTAAATTCTGTAATACGTTGTGCAATAGCTTCGACCTCTTGACTTGATTCTCCACGTGACATACCAAATCCTGCACATTTAAAGTTGCATCCAAATGTACGTAAGAAAACAGAAGGAACGCCCATATAGCGTCCTTCACCTTGTATGCTGTAAAATAGCTCTGCGATTTTAATTTTGCTCATAATATATTATACACTCTTTTCACTAGTTGTGTCAACCTTTTTCAAAAGCCAACTACCATCTTTTTGGTCAATCCAATTGATGTTATCACCTTCTTTCCATCCTGCTTGTTCTAGCAGTTCTGGAGGAAAGCATAATATGTAATCCCCAGTTTCGGGATCTTCTTCTATGTTAACAGTCCAACTTTTCAATTTCAACTCCTGATTTTTTGAGAAATTCAATCCCTGCATCATCTCTATAGTTTTCACCATAGTAAACACGACCAATGCCAGACTGATATATAAGTTTGGCGCATTCAATACAAGGGGCGTGAGTGATAAAAATATCAGCCCCATCACCACTGTCGTTAGACTTCGCCAATTTTGCAATAGCATTTGATTCAGCATGAAGTACCTCTGGTTTAGTTTTTAATCGATATCGAGCTTCAGTTTCGAAACCTTCGTCATCATTAGCAACTACTACAGTTTCTTCAAACGGCCAGCGTTCTAAAATTTCATCTGGATCTAACCATCCGCCTGCGTCCCTATCCATGTAGTCTTTATCTTCGCAGTTGTTATCCCACCCTGCCGGCATACCATTGTAGCCGATAGAAATAATTCTATCATCCTTAACAACAATAGCACCAACGTGAAGTCTACGTGCATAACTAAGCTCTGCAAATCTTGCAGCCACATCCATATAGGCTTTTTTAAATCGTGTTTTCATTCTTGTTCTTCCAGTCTAGATATCTACGCTTACGACACTCTTCTCTAACTTCGAGTGGAATATCGGGATGCCATTCTGCCATGCTACAGTCGTACACACGATACTCTGGCATGTCTACCTGCGAAAGCAAAAATATCCAAAGGATGCAGGCAACTACAAATCCTATAATATATTTCTTCATACTCGATCGCTTACCAATATTTTACACATGAAAGCATCTTGTTCGTTTTCAAAATGAAAACACATGAAGTTCTCGTTAAGCTCGGTCGTGTATTTGCCGCCCGGTAATCCAAAATGTTCTAGAATTGTAGCACAGGTTTCATTCCACCAAATGTTTGGTTGATTTTCCCACGGAACAGTAATTGTTTTTAAGTTAGACATTTTAATATCTCATTATAGACTTTTAAATTACCTTCTTTAGTATAGTGATTTATATTGCCTCTATGCTGTTCCCAACAATGACTAAAGTCCATATGATTGTTTTCTATGGCTAGTCTGTTAACAATATCAATATGAGACATGCTGATATACGGTACTGTGATCATTTCATTAATCTTTGATCTTAACAAATTATAGATATCAATTTGATATTTTTCGTCGTAGTGATTTTTAAACCAAGCCTTGGCACTTTGTAATTTTGAATTAAACGGATTAAAGTGCCCAAGTAGATCTGTAATAATCAAATCACAGTCTTTATG